TCGTAAGCCTCTTTAGCCCCTTGCAATATCAGTTTGCATTGCTTTTTAGAACTCTGCCCTTTGTCGTCTGTAACCTCGTACTCAACACCGGGATAATGACGACAATAATGTTTCATATTGTCGGTACCGCAAATATTACAAACCATTTTTTTAGGCGTACAAGAGGTAGAGACCTCTTTTTTAATACCGCCTTTAATCTCGGCTATCAAATCCTTATTAGACTCGGTCTTAATCATATAGATTTTGGCGTGTAATTCGGTATGAATTTCGCCGAGTTCGGTCGTCTTATTTGCTTTTTGTGTTAACTCAGTATCAAAAATACGGGCTATCTGATTGTCTGCTCGTCTGCTATGATCCTTGAGCATTGTCTTACCGGGATAAAGTTCGTTAAGGTCTTGCAACGCTTTAAGATTAAACGGCATATTATTACGGTCGTCTTGCTCGTTGTCCGCCATTGTCGCTTTAAAAATAAAGACATCGTCCGCCGTAACCGGCTCAAGAGTGTATTTATTAATCTTTTTTAAATCGTCCTCCGTAGCCTCTAACGGTTGAACACTTGCGACCTTACAAACTACTCCAGGAATAGCCTCGGGATCGTCATAACTGAGTTTTAATTTTTCATTGTCCGGCATTTTATTAACCTCCTCCCTCGTTAATTTTGCCCTCCGGATCATCGTCCGGAGGAGGATTATCCCCGTTATTATTTGAGGATATATCCGTATATTGAGCACCGATAATATCTATCGGGATGCTACCACCATTACCGAGGAGACGGTCGCCTCCCTCTTTTGCCTCCAGGTCGAGCAATGCTCGAGCCTCATTCGGCGTATAAATAAAGTTACTCACGCCGTTAGATAATGTTTGTATCTGAGTCGCTAAGTCGGCTCTCAGAATAACCGCAACATTAAATTTAAAGTGATATCCGGCGTTTATTTCTTCGGTAGTTAACAATTTATAAGTTAACTCCTCCTCGTATTGCTTGATTATGTAGAGTAGAGTATCAACATAAAAACTCAACTGTTGAGCCTCGGCACTTGCATAACTCGACTTTGTATAATCGCCTATCTGATACGGTTTAATACCGAACGCACTAGCAATTTGTAACGCCGTGTACTGTTTTACCTCGATAAATTGGTTATCCGCCAACTTAATATTAAGAGGATTAAGGCTAAATCCTATCGGTATAGGTATTGTATTTTCTATACCGTTATTAGATAATTCGCCCTTAGCGTACGCCTCGACTTGTTTAATCAAAGTTTGGACGTTAGCGTCGCTCAAAGATCCGGTATAATTTAATACCGCTTTAGCGGTAAAACCGCTCGAGTACATCTTATTGAGTAATTTTTGAGACTTAACGGATCCGCCTATAGTCATATTTAACTGATTTTGTACGGAAATACCTCGTATGCCGTCGATAGTATTAGAGCATTTAAAATGTAAAACCTCCTCGCTACCGAGGATATACTCTTGTCCGCCGTGTCGATATTTATAAAAAATATCCGACTGATTGGGTAAGATTTTCGCATCGTCATACCATACCTCGACCTCGTTATACGGTAAAATCCATAGTTTCGTATTTTCTCCGGCTCCCTGGATCCACACAAAAGCGTCTCCGTCGTGATTACGATTACGCTCTACGGTAGACCAAAAGACCGAACTAGTCATATACGGATTAGGTCGGTCGTGTAATACCTTGTATAGAGGATGTTTTCGAGCCGTCTCGACTCCGTTTTTTTCGTTGTATTTTAACAACTTTAGCGGTAATTTACCGACCGCCTCGCTCAATACCTTAATACAAGCGAAATAGGTCGACTCGCTCAGTACGTCCTCTTTGGCGTTACGGTCTACACCTAAAAAGTCGAAAAAGTTTTGACTAATATTATCGGTCGTAGACTTGTCGAAAAGTACCCGAGTAGCCGTTTTTATTCGATTTTTTAACGTCATTTTTCCACCTCTTTACCTCTGGTATCATAATGTTTTTATCTAAGCCTCCGTCGACGGTAAAACGATGTCGTCCTCCCAATCCTTAAACGTCTTGACTTTTGCTTTTTCGTAAATCTGTTTATAAAGAGGTAACTCCTTGTCGATGTCGCACTTAAAGGGAACGAGAGCCAAAGATGCCTTTGCTCCGACATTCTCTCTGTTCTGCTGAATCTCGAATGTTGCGGTTGCTTTGCCGTCAACATCAACATTGACCTTTGTGATTCTTGCATATGCTTCGGGAATTGTTATCCCGAACGCCTTTGCTTCATAGTTGCTCTTTTTAAATCCCATTTTTAATACGCTCCTTATGAATAAATTTTATCGTTAATAGTGGCGATTGCGTCTTGAATGGCGGCGATTTCTTCGTGAATGGCGACGATTTCTGCAAATGCGCCGTCTACATTTTCGGTAGCACCCATTGCTACTTCAACAGCGGCATCAACCCCGTCTTTTAAGTCTGCTAACGAAATTGCATTGTCTGCCACCAAAGTACCATCGACAACTGTCATAGTTCTCACGCACACACTATCGTCTGCATAATCGTCTGTGTCAAGCCAATACACATTTACACGACCATTGCCATCGTTAATGACATTGACGAAAGTGGGCTTGTCGATAAAGTCGGGTATGTATTCCCCCACACCTCCCGTGACATCAATATAACCGTGCAAAATATAAGCACCTGATTTTAACCCAGCAAGCATTACACCGCCAATAAGAATTTCTTCGCCATATAGATATGGAACACTATTTGGTGGAAGATATTCTGTGTCTATCTTTTTGATGGTGTCAACATAAATCCTAAACACAACTCCTTCGAGAGTAGTGGGTTCATTGACACATATTTGCAGTGTTCCATCGTAGAAGTCTTGGAGTGTAAACTTGCCATCCGCACAAATTAGATAACATGCTTGGTTATCACAAATGTTGTATCCGACAAAATACCCCTTTTCTTTATATATCGTGCCATTGTCTTCGATTTCCACGTTTACAGTCGCAAAACCTTGTTCGTTTAATTCAAGTTGAAGCAACCCGTCCGCACGAATGTCTACAATCGGATTTGCATCCCAATCAAATTCATAATTGGAAAGGTCTTCGTTTACAATGAGTGTCCTTTCTTTGTAGAACGGTCTGTTTTCGAGTTGATCATAGTCGAGATTTTTTTCATTATTATCGGATGCCGTTTTTAACGCCTCTGTTACCGCTTTTTGAGACATTACCGCCGACTCGCTATCGCCGATATTCTGTACGATACCCATATCGGATAATATCTCGGTCGTTTTTTCTCGTATTTCCTCAAGAGCGTCATTTTTGGCATTCTTGATTTTAGTAACGCCCTCGGTACCGCTCTTAACGATTATGTTATACCATTGTGCGATAATATCGGAATAATCCTCGTCTATTACTCCGGAGTTATCTATACCCTCGACAACCTTGAGGATATCGCTTTTAGCCGTACTCCAGGAATAAACCTCTATATCGCCGTCCATACAAATAAAACGTACAACAAAAGACACGGCTCCGGCTAACTGAGTTACGTTACGAGATACCAACCAACTAAAAGTTAATTTACCGTTTTCGAGTTTTAAATCGTCCACAGTATAAAAACTATTAACTCGAGAACGTTTATCCGATGCTATATTGATATAATGAATCTCGACTCGGTTACATTCGGACATTTCGTGTCCCTCGACGATATTATCGACCTCGAAAGTCAATCGCTCGGAGTTATGATCGTATTGCATTAATACGGTTTTATCCGATTGATTGGTTATCTCTCTCGTAATCGGATCGATTATAAAATGAGCGTCACTATCGATAATAAAATCTTTATGAGACATTTTATTACTCCTCCTTTTTATTCTTTATTCCAACCCATAGCCTTTAAATATTCGCTCAGAGCGTTATCTACATCGACTACGGTATTAGTTTTGTTTTTCATCATACAAGCGTGAGCGTCGATACAAGCGTCGACCGGATCGATACGCTTAAATCGTTGTCCCGGTTTTTTGTCGACTTTAATCTCGTCGAATGAGTTGCGGACAATACTCGCATTGAGTACCGACCAGGTTAATAACTCATTATTGACGTTATACTCGATATTTTCACTCTTGACTAAAAGTTGAAAATCTACGGTAGAGTCATTTAACGATTTACAACTCTGTACGATAATAACGACCGGACACCCGAACGCCTCGAGTTCCGATAATATACCGTCCGCATTGTGAGGATCGATGCCAATTCCTAAAAACGTTAGGTCGTACTCGTCCTTAATACGTTGTAAATCCTTAATGATAAATTTATAGTCGTTTTTATAATCACTCGCTCCGCCGGTTATACTTATTAACTCCATATTAGCCCATATGTCATAAGGTGCTAAGTCGGTCTCGATATGCTCCTCGAGCCGTCCTCGAGGCATAAACGAATGAGAATAAAAATAATATTTATCTTTAATTTGACCGTCGGTATCGGTATATTGCTCCGGAAATTCTAAAGCGTAAGTAGTCAAGTCTCCGCCGGAGGATAAGTCTAAGCCTACCCAACACGAGCGACCTCTCATATCCTCGAGCGTTCTCTTACTACCGCATTTTTGCCATTTGTCAGCATTGACAAATTGGTCGTCCGTATTTTGTACCCACATATTGAGCGACTTTGTTAAAAAGTCTCGTAAGTCCGCTCCGCCCATATCTTTAGCGGTCTGAGCGTCGTTTTTCAACGTCTCAAATTTAGCCTCATTACCTGGAGCACAAATAAACGGATTAGCCTTGCACCAATTATCCGGATCCCATATATCATCGTTAGCGTTCAAACAATAAATATCTACGTAAAAGTCCTCGGCGGTAACTACGCCTTGTAAAATTTTAATAGCGTAATCGTCCATCTCTTTACAAAAAGAGTTTAGTTTGTCGCCTCGGGTAGTAATCATAGATACCAACGTCTCGTCAAGAGCACGAGTACCGTTATATAGGGCTTTATATATTTTGTTGTCTTTATGTTGATGTATTTCGTCTATCGACGCATAAATCGCCCTAAAGCCATCGTCGAGCCCAGCCTCTTTAGATAGAGCCTCAATAGTACAAAAAGTCTCTAACGCCTCTATTACTGACTTATAATCTTTTACGTCGAAATATTCGCCGAGGTCTTTATCGATATTGATAAATTTACTCATTTCCTCCCAGGCGAGACGGGCTTGTCTCTTTTTGGTCGCTACCGTAAATAATTTACCGTAATTGTACCCACCAAAACCGGCGATATATGTACCCATAATACCGTTTTCGAATGTTTTACCATTCTGACGAGCCATCGATTTATAACGTCGACGGAAACGGCGTTTATCGTTTTCGACTTTATACCAACCAAAAGTAACGCCGAGGTCGAACGCTTGAGAATCAATTAACCTAACCGGTTGAGGCTCCGTCCCCTCGGCGATAGTTAAGGTCTCGGCGTAGGAGATAATCTCCATAGCCTTAGAGGAATTATAGTAATAGGGAAAATCGTCCGTCCGTTGTCTTTTCAAATCGTCCAAGTGTCTTTTACAAGCGAGTATGTGCAACTCTCCGGCGACTATCTCTCCGGCTACAACCTTACAAGCATACTCCGTAGGACGATCGTACATAGGATGAATACTATCCATTTACGACCGCACCTTTTTTAAATTTTTTAAATTTATTCTCTTTCGGAGCATCTTTAGACTCTGCGACCGGGACGACTAATTTACAACGGCTCGAAATAGATAAGCCGAGGTCGTTCGCACTCGCTCGGCATTGCTTGAAATATTTATCTTGAATCTTCGCCCATTTTTCAAACACTATAGGATCGTCTTTAACCTTTTTAGTCCTCAGTTTTTTAACGGCGTTAATGTAAAACTCATTAGCCGTAATATAACGTGCTAAAGCGTCTACGTCCGTCTCGCCCATAATCTTGAGTTTTTGTAACTGAGAGGCTATACGATTAAATTCTTTCTTTTGCGTTTGAGTCAAATATGTAGGAGGAGCGATATCGTCGGTAATAGGTTTAATCTCGGCGTTTTCTCTATATTCTATTTCCGCTTTGGTTAGATGTTTCGCCCCTTTTGCTATGACTAGTTCTATAGGTTGACGAGGTTTACCCATTTTATCGCCTCCTTTTTAATTATTATGGTTAATCTTTTATATAAATTTCCCAACCGGTAGGATATGTCTCGGGAGAATAAACGTTACTATTTATCAATGATCGATAGAGTGTACCGTTATAATCCACGATATCGCCGAGGTTATAAGCGTCGTGTGCTCCGGACGGTTGACTCCATACCGGATAACCGTAGCCGTTAAAACCGATAGGCTCGTATAGTGTCGACGTCTCCGACGGTATCCAATCCGCTTGTGAGGTGTGATCTTGTATTACTTTGTATAATTGCGGATCGCCTACCGAGTTTACTCCGTAAGTAATAAACTCGCCTACGGCGTAGGGACTACCGACTTTATATTCGGGATATACCGTAGCGATCTCTAACGCTTGTTCGTCGCTTAACGAATTAGCAAACAACTGTATAGCCCGTCTTAATTGCTCCGCACCTTGTACGTTGTCAGTGCCTAAAAGTGCGGTATTTTGTGCGTTTAAATGTTGTATTTTTGTTTCTTTCTCGGATAATTTTTCATTAAACTTTTGCACTAAAGTTTTAAATTCTGCCATACTTACCGCCTCCCTTTTAATATTTTTTAGGCTTAAATATAACAAAGGTTGAATTTATAGAGTGATTGTTTAAACTACTAAGAGACAATACAGTTTTTATTGAGTACGTACCGGCACTCGTAATATTATATTTACTCCATTCCTCAACACCTTTTGCGGATTTTGTCTTACCGTCGTTCTGTTTATAATGGTCTTGTGCGATCACGTCGTTTATATAAACGGTCGCTCGGTTTAAATTGGCATCGGTCGTAGAGGATGAAAATCCAAAATAAAATGGTACGGTTAGATCTTCTTCTGTAACCTCAAAATTAATAATAAATTCTTGATTCGTATTTTCGTCGTTATTCATATAGGACGATGATAATATCTTAGATAAAATTTTATCTGTTGCATACTTGGAATTACTTACAAATTCGATAAGTGTCTCGTTTGAAATGATTTCCTTATAAACCTCAATATTCATATTGTTTAAAGTAGACATTTTGCACAAATTGGTAAAGGGATAGTCTGTTTTATCTAACCCCTTAAACCAACCATACATAGCCAACGCCATTCCGACGCCTCGTACCTTATCCTCGTTATTTTTTCCGAAAGAGGCGTCTATCGTGTCGCTATCTTGGGACGCCACAAACGTCAAATAACTACTCGTTCCGTAAAGAACATCGGATAATACCGGAGATCCCTCGATAATACGGTATAAATCCTCTGTTAATTCGTCATATTTTTTTTTCGCCTCTATGTATTGTTTGGACGATACGTCAAGAGAATTTTTAAATAAATTTTCGAGTTTATTATAAGAGTACAACTCGCCCCCGTCGTCCTCAAATACATAATCCGACGGTCGAGCCTTAGCCTTAACCGGTATCTCTATATTTTCGATAGTCTTTCGGACATTGCTCTCATAGATACATACGTCCGCTTTAATTGTAAAAGGCTCCTGGAGTAAAGTATTAGGAATCGTAACCGTAACTATTCCGTTATCGAGAGTCGCTTGTCTGACTATCGCCCTCTCCATATTTGCGTTATAAAAATGTATTTCCGGATTTTGCTCCAGGTTTAAACCGTTGACGATTAACGTCCGGTTGATATCCCATTGATAAAGACTATCCGTAACGTACGTACCGTACGCCGAAAAATTAACTTTAATCATTAATTATTTACCTCCTTATAACGTTTACCACAATAGCGAGTAACATTACGCTCATTGGATGCGCTACCCAATAGATAAACGTCATTTTCTAAAACGGCGGTACCGCCATTAGTGAACGAATACGGTAACGTACTTACCAACGTCCACGAACTACCGTCATATTTATAATGTTTGTCAGCATACGAACTATTTTTGTTGCCGAATAAATGTATCTCATTATTGATACACTCAACACAACCGGCAGAATAATTAACCGGTAAATCGCTCAACGCCGTCCATTGTATGCCGTTCCATTTTGCGACCTTTCTATACTCCGTACCGCCTATTATGTAAATTTCGCCTTTCATTACTACGGCTACGCCCTCTTTAAAGGTATGAGGTAAAGTAGATACACTTATCCAATTTGTACCATTCCATTTATAATGAGATGTCGGAGCCGAATTTCCGCCTAATATATGTATTTCGTCATTATAGACAACCGCTCCAAACTCGCTAAAATCGGTCGGCAACGTTGATACGCTACTCCAGGTCGTACCGTTATATTTATAATGCTTTTTATATCCGCCCGTACCGCCTAATATATGTATCTCGTCGTTAAATACGAGTACTCGACCGTCCGTTAAATTATGAGGCAAAGTCGAAACGTTTACCCACTCTCCGCCCGTGAACTTATAATGTAACGTATTGCCTCCCGTACCACTCATAATATGTATTTCGTTTCGGTAAATAACGGCGTGTCCGAACGTTAAATTGAACGGCATACTCGGAAAAGATATACTCGGCAAAAGTACGACCTCGCTCTCAAAACTCATAGCCTCGGTTATTTTTTCGCCGTTAATTAAAAGACTTTTACCACCGTCGACACCTTTAACCATTACGCTCATATTTTCACCGCCTTTACGATAACGGGAATATCTACGCTCGGTACATCTCCGAACGCCTTAACGATATTACTATTAGCATTGCCGACAATCTGAGCCGACGAAAAAGCATCCACCTGGTCGGAGGATGCCGAACTATCTATCGCTATTTCTATATCGTATGTATCTGACGGATAAGTCGCCTCAAAACTATATGTACCATTATTCCAACCGCTTTTTAATAATGTTTCAACGGTTATAGTCGCTTTATTAGCCTTAGACTTTAACATCTCCGGCATATCGCCGTTATTTTCTACAAAGTCCTCGTATAATTTAGTAGCGTTATCGTAAGCCTCTTTAGCCGTATTGTAATTGGTCTTAGATTGCTCAGCGTTATTTATCGCCTCGTTATACTTTCCGTTAGCCTCTACGATCGTATTATTAACTAAATTCTCAAGAGCATTAAAAGAATAAACTTCGTTGTCATTCTCGATAGTGTAATCGCTAGGCTCTTTTCTCGCCTTGATAGGTATTTCGATTTTGTACAAGGTTTTAAAAGTCTCGTCCTCGTAGATACAAACAAAAGCCCTAATAGTATAATGCTTTTGCAAAAGTGAGTTCGGCACGTCCACCGTTATAACTCCGTTACTACTTTTACTCGCTTGTCTGACGATGGCTCTATCCATAGCGTCAGTAGTAAAATGTATCTCCGGAATACTCGACACGGATAACCCCGTTATCTCGAGAGTTTGGTTTTTGTCCCATTGATACAACGGCTCGACCGTATAACTATCGTTTTTAACTATTACACTATTCATTTTGACAACCCTTTTAATCCTTTCTAAACCCTTAAAAATTCATATGGGGAGTTTTTGCTACAAAGAACCCCACCTGTACCGTTATCCTCCAAAAGTCTTGTAGAATTTCGACCACCCCGGTACTTTTTAAAAAAGTAATATGATTTATCGTTTCAAAACAAAAAGCCGTTAGAACTCAATTTTGAGTCTCTAACGACCATATGTTTTATTGATATATTGTTTACGTCTTTTAAAACGTTCGTGTCGTTCATTATGACAATGAGTACACAATAACTCGAGATTGTTATAGTCGAGACGCAACTCCCAACCCTCCGGAGTTTGTATAGGTTTTTTATGATGTACTTGAGACGCTATCTTTTTACATTGTTCACATCGATAACCTTTATCTTGTGCATACTTGAGCGACAACGTCCTCCAATCCACGCCATTATAAAACCTTACGTACTTAGGATCTCTCGTCTGATTGTATCTCTTATTACTCTCTCGCTTATACTCCTGGAGTTTTGCCTCTCGTTCTGTCTCGACTATCGGCGTACATACTGAGCAATAAGGAGAGCCGTACGGGATAAGATTACCGCATCTATTACAAGCCTTTAATAACATTGTAGTCATACCACCAATCCGCCATATATAAAATAGACTCTTTATACGCCTGGTACAAAGAGTCTATTTTTATGGGAGGTATCTATTATCGGCAACCTCATATATAAGATTACCACGATATCATATTACCACGTGCGACCGTGTATATGTAATGACGACTTACTGTTATTTGTCTGCTAATATACTGATAGCCTCGTTATATAGTCGGTATATATGTCGCTCGGTATAGCCCTCGTTATCGGCTATTTCCTCCATAGTAAAACCGTCGATAAAAAAACTCTCCAATATGCTACAATATCTCGGATCGTCTAACGTGTCTATCTCGTCTAATATCTCACGTTTAAGATTTTGTCCTTTTCTTTTGAGGCGAGATATTCGTCGCTCGAGTTCTACTTTATCGGCGAGTAAATCGTCAATCGTCACGGGTACACTACCTCGAGGCATACCCGAAAAATTAGGAGTTCTAATCGTTGTTAATCTATCGTCCAGGGCGTCGAGTTTTTCCTCAAGACGACAAATACATTTTAAATTTTTCTTATATCGCTTGAGCGATTTTTTCTTATCTGCTATCTCCTGGACGTTTTGATTTTCCATTTAAAAAGCACCTCCTAAAATAATAAAAAAACAAAAACATAACAAAATAACAAAAAAATTCTCAAATCCTATATATATTTATTTTTTTATATGTATATTTATATATATTATTATTTTTTCTTAAATTAAAGAAAAATAATGTTATTATGTTATGAACATATAAAAAAGTCAGTAATCACAAGAGTTTTAGCCATAACAAAAACTATAACAGAATTAACAAAAAGTATATTTTTCAACAGTTTTTTAAAATTTTCTAACTAAAAAATTATTTAAAAAATTTTAGTAAAAAATCTCTAACTAAAATAAGTTTTTGTTATTTAGGTCGTTTTTGTTATGTTTTTGTTATGTTACTTTCCGCTACTACCGAATCCGCCGGAGCCTCTTTCGGTCTCCTCGAGTTCGTCTACGTACTCAATCTCCGGAGTTATAATCGGAATAATAACAAGTTGAGTAATTTTATCTCCAGGAGCAATTACGTAGCGATAATCGCCGTTGTTATATAATTTACAAACAATAGATCCGGTATATCCGGAGTTTATAACGCCCTCGATTGTAATATCGTGATTTACATTTAATCCGCTTTTACTTTTCAGCATACCGACATAGCCTTTAGGTATAGCAATATGTACGCCCGTATCAATAATAACAAAGTCTCGGGGAGGAATAATCGCACACCAAGGACTTTTTTAATCTAAACCGGCGTCGTCGGCGTGAGCCCTTACCGGCTTAAAAGCGAATTTGTCGAGTTTTACTTTTATTTTATTTATCATATTTGACCTCCTTTTTTACGTATCTCGTTATATAATTCTAAAAAATCGTCGTGAGATGTTTCGTGCTCGAGTTCTGTAGTATAAAATGCATATTTGCACGATTTACACACTCTTTTACGATATATAGCATCGGTATCCTTGACCGTATATGTAACTACAGTATTTTTATTGCATAACGGACAAGTCATTTTTACACCGCCCTTTTAACATCGTTATAACTCTTAATATAGGGCTCGATTAGTTTAAATTTTCGTCGAGGTAATATTCGTTTGTACGACCAATCCCATAATCTAAATAGTGTTTTATGGTACGGCTCCATAGCCTCGAATATCGCCTCATAACTATAACGATTATTTTTCATTTGATCTAAATAATAATCCCCGATAGCGACTATTATAATTGCACGATTTTTAAAAGTATTATCGTTTTTAATGCTTATAAAAATCGCACATATAAACAGTATCACGCTTATAATTAGACCACATATTTTAAAAGTCATTTTTAGACCTCCCTTAAATTTTCATAATAAAATATCGTTTACCATTGCTTTTTTGTCTCGGCTTTTCCTCCAAATCGAATTTTTGGACGACCTCTTTATAAAAGGTCTTTTTACCGGTTACGTTACCGCTCTTAATTCCGGAGAGTTTACACCAATCCACAAACTCGGCGTATAAATCGTCTCTCGAATTTTCTAAGAAATAGTCCTCGTCGAGTTCTTTATCATCTATCCACGTCAATACGGTAGAGTTATCGGATTTATAAATCTCTAACGCCTCTTTAACTACTTTCGGCTCAGTAAAATGTCCCTGGACTAATAATCGTTTAGCCCCTCGGAGAGCCATATTTAACATATAACTCAACGCCTCCGGAGTCGTGATTTTTTCCTCAATCATCGGATCGTAGTCCTCGTCGTCGATAGAAAATACGGCGTTAAATGGTACAATCGTCCATCGTCTATAAAATCCGTCTGTTTTGTCAAACGATTTAGGAATCGTATTAGCAGAATAAATGAGAGTAGTCGTCAAAACTGTACTATATTTTTTCTCGCCTTTATTCTCTACCGTGATAGTATTACCGGCACTAATACGCTTTAAGGTACCCGTATCTTTTATAGTCTCGTTGTCGATATCGTCGCCGATATTAAAATACTTGTTTTCGAGTTCGATTTTTCCGAAAGTGCTCGTCGTTTCGTTGATACCCATAGAGGAACAATTTTCAAAACCGGCAAACGTACGAATTAAATCCAAAATTGTACTCTTACCGTTTGAGCCGTTACCGCAAAACAAAAATAATTTTGCAAATTTAGCGTGTCCCATCAGACCGTAACCGAGTAACTCCTCAAATAGATTAATAACCTCTCTATCACATAAGAAAACTCGGTTTAACATCTTGTCGAGTTCGGCACAATGAGCGGACGGATCATAAACAACCGGCAACCGTAAAAACTCGATAGCGTTAGGATCGTACTCCAGGCATTTACCGGAGCGGATATCTAAACGAGTATTTTTACAGTTAATTATATAAGGATTAGTTTTTATATCCTTTTTGAGTATCTTTTTCATATCTTGGATATAGTTAATAATCTCGTTACGTTGACTCGTTTTGATACCGAATACTTTTTCTCGGCAATATTTAGCCAGGTTTTCGCAACGTTGATAGTAACCGTCTAAATACTCATATATCACACCGTTAACGTTAATAAGGCGATGCTCTGCGATTAACTCCTCAGCGATTTCGACGTGTCTAAATCCTACGCTTTTCTCCGCTTTGGATATCTGCTCGGCGATTACCTCGTCCGGCTTAAACGCCTCGTCTCTACAAATAGTCGCTATCTCGCTATCCGGTAACGGCTCGGCGAAAACATAATCGTTAATAATTTGTATCGTCTCTTTAATTT